CCTAAAATGTCGGAAGTCCAAAGACTACCACTGCACGATATAAACCTTTGCCAGCCTCCGACAAATTCATAAATTAAGCAATTATCATCTCCCGCAGTTTGTAAACATTCTTCTAATGTACCTACCATTATTTTTTCTTCCATCATATCTACCAAAAGAAATTTTTTTCTCTTGGTTGGTTTCATTTTATACACTAAAGATAAGTTTAACATAATTAAATCTCCCCAATTTAAATTTTCCACTTCCGAAATCCCTCCCAATTCCATCAAATAATTAATCCATTATCTGATGAAATCGGGAGGTACTTAGCCACTAATCAAACTTGCATCCGTCAAATTCCGACAAGTCAGCCATGAGCAAATCAGCATACACATCCTCTGCAGCCTTTCTCCACATAACTTTCGTCGGCGCTTTTTCCCCGTTATCCGGCTTTGCTTCAAAGACCTTTTCAGTGCAAAAAGCATCAAGTTTTTCACTGTCAATTTCCATCACAATTGCCTTCTTCGCTCTTTTCCAGGCATTTTGCAATTGAGAAGAAATCAAAGCACCGAATTCCTTGCAAGCAGCCGGAACCGCCGAACCTGTCCCAGTTCCCCGAACGGCATTGAAACCGAAAAACGGATTTAAAAGCCTTTCAAGTTCAGCTTTAATAACGCCAAACTTCTCCGCCGCCGTAGTTGTGTTTGCACTATCGGCTGACTTCTGCTTTATCCCGTGGAAAAGAGTTAAACGCACTTTTTCCATTTTCGGCCTTGCTAAAATCTCAGTCAAATCCGCCCGGTCTTTTTCCTCACATGCAAGATCAGCCAGACTAAAATTAAAACTTTCCCCGCCTTCATTTCCGTCGCCCAGGGAACATTCCACTCCGTCATTTTTCCATACATAATTTGCCATGATTCAATTCCTTTCATTTAGGTTATATTAAAGAGCAACTGACTACCATCTTCAGGCACAAGGCATCACCCTTGCACGACGGGCTTTATCCAAACAGCCCGTTTCGGCATTTACCTACACCAACCCTCCCAACGCCTTGCAACACAAAGCGGTGTTTTATGATTCGTGTATACTAAAATCACCGCGTCAATGTCCGTAAATTCTCCAGTCTCAATCCACCCAATTTCCGACAGCGTTCTAAAAAACAATGCAGTTGTCATTTTTCTTTCTCCTTATCTTTATTTAAAAGGGAACATCTCTGCTAAAACATCAGCCCAAATACTTTTCGGACATTTCGCTAAAAATTGGTCAAGGTAAAACACCCTTTCCCCTCTCCCAATTTTTGCACCGATTTCACCAGCTTCGTACAGCCAGTTTTTATTGGGAGTAATTTGCTCATACACCACCATACCTTCCAACTCTTTTTTTAATTCCCTTCTTTCCTCTGCGTCGTCGCAATCAATGTACTTATGCACTTTAACTACTGCCTCTTTTCGCAATTTCAATTTCATTTTCAAACCCTCCTTATTTAAAAGATCAAACTTTCCAAACTTCCAAACTCCAAACTTGCAGATATACAAAGCAATGTCTGTGCCAAAATGGAAAGAAATGAAAAAATAAAATAGTTTAAAAATAAAGCCCAAAGAAAACAAGACTTTAAAAGTGAAAAAGAAATCTCCCAAATCTCGGTCGGAAACCGAAAGCCCAAACTCCTACCAAAAATTGTCACCAAGAAAATTAAACCCTCCTAAAGACAGCACCGAAAATCCCAAGCAATTTCAAACAGTTCAAAGCAGACAATTTTTGTCAATTTTGAACAAAATTTTGTCACTATTTCGTTACCCTCCAGCGAAATCCATCCTAACGAAATAGTGTGTTCACAATAAAGACACACTGCCTAAATTGTTTCATCTCAGCTAACAAACTCCGCCCTTCTTAACTATTTTCGTCTAAGCGAAGTTTCTTTCCTTTGTCGTCTGATGTTTCTATCAGCTAATGGAAAAATGTCTCAGCGAAATTTATTTGTCGCTCCGAAATGGTGATTTTGGAGGGTATATAAGGAAGGGCGGTTTTGGGATATTTGCCGGAACAAAGCATTGACGTTTTAACGGGCTTTCTTTCTTACGAGTAGGGTAGTATGAGTTAAGTGTGAAAAGTTTAACACGGCTTAAATGATGAAGTTTGACGGGGATGTTTGGGATGAATCAATGACCAGGGATAACGGCGGAGGTCAAGTGCAACATATCCCTAAACACAGGACAAAAAGAAAGGCCAGCCGTTTCCGACTAGCCTTTCTCCAACCGCTTAAATTAATTTAAAATGAAAAGTTATAAACTCTAAAGAATCTTTTAGCAATAAATTCAGCAGCGTTCTCCTCGGCAAAGCCGAAGTAATTCCATTTTTCTTCGTTAGTTCCTGGATACATTTCTATTTGCATCCGGATACTAAAGACTTCACTACCGCATCAATGACATCCCAATTTTGCTCTTTCATCTTCTTTCCTCCTTTAAACTAAGTAGTTATCAAAACCCGGCTTTTAACGACTTCCGGCAGGTCAAAATTCATCCGGGTTCCTCGCTTTCTTCTTTATATCCCCAAGTTGGGGAATTGCAGATGCCTCCGGCATCCATTGTGTCACAAAATATTGACTGCTGCGTAATAAATACAGTCAATTTGGTTAGAGATTTGATGCGTCTTTTTTCTATAGGGACGTTTCTCAGTTCGTCCCGTTTTATGATTGCCCTATTCAACAAGGTTCTCGCCTTACTTTTGTAAGTTCTATTCATTTTCTTTCTCCTTTTAGTTAGCTAAATCCCATTCCGTCCTTACCGTCCAGGTACATTGATAAGCATTCCGGAAAGCATCGGAAGCTTTACGAAACATATTAAGGTCTCTTATACTATCCAATCTTCTTCTATATGCAACATATATTGCATTCCCAGCACCTTTTCCCGCCGTCGCATACTTCCAGCCATATTCTTCCATCAGCCCGCAAAACTTTTCCCCTCCATCACTAAAGCCCAAAAACTCCGCTGCTACTTCTAAATTTATTATTTCTTTTTTCATCTTCTTTCTCCTTTTTAAAGTTTAACTACTTGCAGCTATTACAAAGCAATTCCTGTGCCAAGTGGTAAAAAGTCAAAGATTTTAATTTTAAACCAATAAAATCAGCCACTTCCAATTTCAAGACATATCCACTATCCCAAACCAAGTACCAAACTTTGTCACCAATAAAACCGCCACTTCACAGCAACCATCCCTCCAATCTACTATAAAACCAACCACTTCCAGCCTACCAAATTTTGTCAAAAAGCTGACAAATATTGTCACCAACTACTATGTCTAAAGTAATATCTACTCTGCTATATATCTCATATCTATCACCATTCCACCGTCCCAGGTATAAAACAAGGCCAGCTATTTCACTCAGCGCCGGCCCAGTTTTAAGAATACTCCCAAAGCATCCGTCAACCCTACCAAACTTTTATCCCTGCCATACACCCCCCCCATCGACCCCAGGGCGTACCCCCGTTAGTGTTTGACCTTGACCCTTTTTACAGAGTTGTAAAATTTTAAGACCATTTTTACAAAAACGTAAATTTCAGACCTGATGAATTAATGAAAGGGCTGAGAGGAAAAGTGTTGACAGCTGGGAGGAGGTGGTGTTATAGTGGTGGGAAGTTTGGGAGTTTTAGCCTATAAACAGCGGCCACCAACTGCTGTGAGAAATCCCAGCAAGAAAGGGCCGCTGTCACAGGTAGCGTCATAAACACAGCACACTTTCGCTACCAACCTGCCAGGAAGAGCGGATCGCCACCTGGCAGTTCCAACCCTGCTATCCCACGGCAGGAACAAAAGGAAGCAGCTAAAAACAACGTGTCAATCCTTCAGCTGCAAACTCCGGCGTGTGACACCGTGCCGGAGGCGTTTCGTCGCCGCTGGCTCATGCTCGTCGTGGTGCTTTTGTTTGTTTCTGGCTGACTTTCAGACAACGAGGCCAGCCGTTAATAAGTCAGAAACAAAAAGGAAAGAAATAAAAATGAAATCAAAACCAACAGATATAGAAATATTAGATGCCTGCGAAAGCGGCTTGAACCTAAAAGAAGCGGCGGAGATGTTTAACCTTGCCCCTTCTACCATCTCAAGGAAAATAGCAACTCTCCAAGCAGAACAGGGAGTCCTCCTTCAATACAGGAAACTGCACAACCTTCACCTGACAAAATTAAAAGTCGGTATTCTTGAGCAGATAACACCTGAGAAATTAGCAGAGGCCTCTTTGAAAGACCTTGCCTCCGCCTACAAAATCTTCAACGACGCTGAAAGAGTTGACGAAGGAAAGCCGACAGAGATAAAAGGTATGATAGGCTACCTTTTAAAACTCGAAGAAGAAAAGACAGCTGCCCAGGCCCCTGTCACAATCAATATCAATGTACCAACTGAGGATGAAATTCCTGAACTTTAAATAGTGTGTTCACACTGAAAACACACTGGAGTTGAAATGAAATGAAAATAAAAAGCTTTATTCTTACTGCGGTTTTGTTGTGTTTTATAGGCTTGACTATTTGCTCTGCTTCGACATATGACGACGTAGCGGGAAAGACTTTCTACTATGATAGAAATGGAACAACGGTAGAATATACCTTCTTAACGACAGACCCAGTAAACCAGTCAGGTGTAGTCCTTGCTTCCTGGTTTGAATGGCTTGATCGAGAAAGAGGAATTTCAGCATTTATGCATGACTCTTATGACTTTACAGTGACCGGAGAAACTATTTGGGTTGAAGGGGTTCAGCTCGTTATAACAACCTCCGGTTCCCTTTTTACAATCTGCCCCGATTATATTAAATTTGAACAGTAATGTTATCACCTGTTATTCTTGACAAACTGAGAGACTGGAGAGAGTCTGCTTTTCTTTTCGCTAATCAGGCAATTGAAATGAAGTCTCCTAACCCTGGAGTTCCAGCTGGCCCTTCAAAGCAGCAGATAGAACTTCTTCAGGCTTTCGGTAAGCATAAAAGAATTACCATTAGAAGCGGCCACGGAACAGGGAAAGATACCAGTGCAAGCTGGTGTATTCTGCAATTCTTCCTAACAAGGCCGTACGCTAAAGTAATCTGCACAGCTCCGACTGCAAGGCAGCTTTCGGATATTCTATGGAGTGAATTGTCGAAATGGATTCGGCGCTGCCCAGCGGCGGCTGACTTAGTTATCCAGAAAGATAAAATATTCCATAAAGAAGCCCCAAAGGAATGGTGGATTAGGGCTGTTTCTTGCAGTGCAAAAGCGAGTAAAGAAGAGCAGGCTGAAACTCTGGCCGGTTTTCACGGCGATCATATGCTGATAGTTATTGACGAAGCTAGCGGCGTCCCAGATCCTGTCTTCATCCCTCTTGAGGGAGCAATGACGCAGGAAGATAACCATGTTCTTATGATAGGGAATATGACAAGGAACTCTGGTTATTTTTATGACACCCATTTTCATCCTGAAATATCAAAGAGGTGGCATAAATTCCACTGGGATTCCAGGGAATCAACCAACGTAACAAAGGAAATGGTGACATACTTTGCAGAGAAGTACGGCGAAGACAGCAATGTATTTCGAATCAGAGTCTGCGGGGAGCCACCTCTTGAAGATGAAACAACTCTTATTCCACTCAGCTGGGCTATTAACTGCGTAAATAACACAGTAGAGGTTGCTGAAGATGAACCTACTTTCTTGGGTGTAGATGTTGCCAGATACGGAGAAGACGCCAGCATTATTCTTCCTCGGAAGGGACTTAAAATTTATCCGTGGGAGACATTTCATAGCTTGAACACTATAGACCTTGGAGGTCACATTGCGCATACTCATAGTGATCTTGAGTCTTCTGGAATAGGAACAGATGTAATCGGGGTTGGTGCTGGGGTTACTGACTGGCTGCAAAAGCATATAGGTTATAACATAGTCTTCGGTGTCAACACATCGAACAAGTCTTCAGATATAAAGAAATATAACAGACTTAGAGACGAACTATGGCTCGGAGTCAGGGAAAAATGCCAGAATGGTTTATTTGATTTTCCTGACGTTGAGGTTAATGTTGGAGGTACTACAATAAACCTCGGCCATGAACTCGCAAATGAGCTGGCGACACCTACTTACAGCTTCAACGAACATGGCGGCTTCAAGGTAGAAGGAAAGAAAGAGCTAAAAGCAAGGGGCAAGAAGTCACCAAATATAGCTGACGCCCTTTGCATAACAGAATATTTCCACAACACAGCTTATAAAATATGGCAGAATGAAGCGAAGAAAAAAGCAAAAAAGAAAACATTCTCTTCTGTGCGCAGAAGTAAATTCGGCTGGATGACAGCATAGGAAATAACATGACAATAGCACTTGCATACGCACAGGTAAAAGAGTTAGTAGCAACACAGCTGCAGAATATAGACCCAATAAAAACTGAACCTGGGCATGTTATAACGGTCTGGCTGTTTGAGCATCCTGAAATTATTGGTGTTATACTGTCCCCATTTTTTGTTTTACTCTGGTACTACGTAAGAAAAGTAAATAAGCAATCAGAGGACATAGCTGCGCTACTAACTAAATGCACTGTAATTTGTGACGGAATAAAGAACAGCAATAAAAGAATTGGAAAGTTGGAAGACTCAACGATTCAAATGAAAGAGCAGTTTGCAGATTTTAAGGACGAAATAGAAAAATGCTGCAAGTGTGATCTTTCTCCACTGCGAACTCTTGAAATAGAGAAATAAAATGCCAAGAGCACAGAGACAATATCAAGAATACAAACTGACAGAACAGCACAGCAAGCTACTTGACTGGCTTTATGACGCTGAAAATTCAATACCTGAAACCCGTTGGCGGGAAGAGGCTATTGAGGACTATAAGTTTTATGCTGGGCACCAGGACAGTGATGAAGTTCTTAAGCTTTTAGCTGAACAACAGCGGCCAGCTCCAGTTTTCAACGAAGTGAAGCCAAAAGTTGACATGCTGATTGGAATGGCCGGACAGACAAAGTGGGACATTCACCTCCTCCCTCACGGACAGGAAGATGAATCTCTTGCTGAACTCGCTTCCGCCCTTCTTAAATACTTCAGAGACAAGGAACATTTCGTTGACAAAGAAACTGATGTCTTCACGCACACAGTTAAAAGTGGTAGAAGTTTTATCTATTTCTACATTGACAAACAGAACCCATTTCAGCCGGTTGTTAAAGCAAAGCGTTATCCTGGTGAGCATGTATATGTTGACCCTGATAGTATTGAATACGATCTTTCAGACGCTCGTTACGTTCATATTGAAAAATGGTTGACAGAAGAAGAGATGGAACGTTACTGGCCAGACATTGACCTTCCTTATTTAAGGGGAGAGCAGTACTATAACGGTAAGTTGATGTTCTTTAACGAAGTCTCTGATAGGTATAGAGTCATAGAATGCTGGCATAAGAGGTATGAAAAAAGACTTTGGTTTATTGACCCAGTAACAGGGAAAGAAACATCCCTCCTTCCGAAAGAGTTTGCAACTTATTCGAGACAACTCAGAGAAGGAATAGAAATCCATGGGCAGCTTGTAAAGTTTGAAGAAGAGCTTAGAGCCTACGAAGCCTGGAAAGAAGTTATTTGGGTTACTATCTTCAGCGGATACTACGTTATAGAGGAGGCAAAGTCTCCGTATAACATGGAACACTTTCCTATTGTAATGTGCGGAGCATACCACTGTGACGACGAAAATATCTGGTTCTCTGTTATAAACCAGATGAAAGACCCGCAGCGGGCGAAGAATACTTTGAATCGTCAGCTTCTGCACCTGCTTCAGACACTACCAAAAGGAATGCTGGTGCATGAAGCTGGAGCTGTTTTAAATATTGAGGAGTATGAAGAAAGAAGTGCAGACCCTGCGTTTCACCTACAACTTTCGCAGGGTGGACTCAGTCGGGTAATGTTCCAGCAGCAGCCTGCTATTTCTCCCCTCTACGGTCAGCTTGACCAAATCTACGGCCAGGCTATGAAGGATGCCAGCGGCATCCAGAATGAAATGATGGGAGTACAGACTACTTCCAGAGAACCTGGGGTGTCTGTTAGGGCAAGGCAGGAGACTGGAATTGCTGTCCTCTTTGTACTCTTCGATAACTATAGACGATTCCGGAAAAGGGCGGCTGAAATCTACTTCCGCCTTCTTCAGCAGTATGTAACAGACCCTCTTGTCTTTAGAATCATGGGAGACAGAGGGCAACAGCTGTATCAAATCAACACCCAGACCAACCCACAAGTGGAAGGCTGGAATGACATAACAGCAGTAGACTTTGACCTGATTCTTGACGATGCCGTCTACACTGCCTCAATGCGGAACGTGGTTGCTCAGATTCTTACTGAGTATAGCCACAATAACCCTGGCACAGTTCCGCCTGACTTGGTACTGGAATACAGTGGAGTGCCGTTTACAGCGAAGCAGAAAATGATGCAGTTCTTCAAGATGCAGCAGCAAGCGGCAGCCGAAACTGCACAGAAAGAACAAGCACTTCAGGAAGCAGAACTTGAACTTAAACAGAAAGAACTTGAAATTAAACAGGCCGAGGCTTTGATACAGAGGGAAACTGCCCAGGGAAAACTCGAAGTAGAGAAGTCTAAGGCGAAAAAGGAGAAGAAGAGTGAGTGAGATTGAAGAGATTGTAGAAGACTTGGAAGCAGGAATGGAGCCTGAAACAGAAACGGTTGAACCTGAAGTTGAGACTGAGGAGGTACAGCCTGAAATAGCAGAAGAAAACACTGAGGAGAAAGCAGAAGAGCCGGCTCAAAACAACGACCTGTCTGAACTTCGTTCTCTGGTAAGAACCCTCAGGAGTGAACTTGCGGACTCCACAAATGAGCTGGCTAAGTTAAAAACTACACCAACTCAGCCAAAGCAGGAAGAGCCTAAGTTCAGAATCCTGTACGACGAAGAAGGAAATGAAGTTAAGATTCCTATTGAGCAGCCTAAACAGGAACAGCAGCCTGTAACAACTCAGTATGATGAAGCAAAAAGGAATTATGCTGAAATAGCGCAGCAGAGAACTGCAAACGCTGAAACCCTGTTTGAAATGATGAAGCTGCATCCTAACTACGCAGACATTGAAACCGTTGTAACAAAGGAATCTATTGACGATCTTCACGACAAACTTGCAACTGCTCATTCACAGAGAAGTGGTACTGACTACAACACAGCGCTACTTATGGTAAAGACTGCAATCTTGCAGCAGCCGAATCCTTATGGCTACATGTATGGAATTCTAAAGGCCGCTAAACAAGAAGCAACTCAAGCTGTACCGGCCCAAAAACAGCAACAGAAGCAACCGCCTAAAGCTCCAGCTTCTATTGCAGACTTTGGCGACGGGGGTAAAAAAGTAGAAAGCGGCTGGACAGCTAAAAGAATTGACGAAATGCCTGAGGAAGAATGGAATACAATTCCGAAAGACATTAAAGAAAAGTATATGAGAAACGAATTAAAATAGTGTGTCCTTAATGTGAACACACTGCAATAAAGGAGAAGAAATGCCTGCACCAAAAACGCAATTTTTGACAAATGACCCTTTGACCAGAAAGAAATGGGCGAAAGACCTTTTCGCTGTTATGTTGCCGGAGGTAGAGTTTAATTACCTTGTCGGTAGTGGCTCTGACGCAGCGGTTCAAATGCGGACTGAACTTGGGAAAGGTGAAGGGGATACTATTACTTTCGGAATCAGAAAGCCTCTGGTTGGAGAAGGTGTAGTTGGAACAGAGAAGATTGAAGGGCAAGAAGAAGAACTGCGCTTCGCTGACTTTGCTGTGACAGTGGAAGAACTTCAGCACGCTGTAGATACAGGCGGAAAAATGGAAGAGCAGAGAGTTCCTTACAATCTTATGATGGAAGGTAAGAATGCCCTGAATGACTGGTGGGCTGATAAACTGTCTGACCATATTATCAACAACCTGGTGTCGAATACAAACTTTAAGGTGAAAGGCTCTTACTTTGCGAATACTATCGTAGCTCCTGACACCAAACATCACCTTATGGTAAATGACGTTGCTGAAGCATCTATGACCAGCACCGATATTATTGACCTGGCTTTTCTTGATAGGGTAAAACAGCGGGCAGAGTTGATGAATATGGAAGGTGACAATCATTATAAAATTAGGCCTCTGAAACTGAAAGGAAAGAATTACTACCGTGTAATTCTTCATAACTATGCTTTCGACGCACTGCGGCAGAATATCAATGCGGCTCAGTGGGGAGACATTCAGCGGAATGCTATGCGATTGCAGATGCCTGAAGTTGAAATTGAATACAATGGGATGCTGGTGACGAAATCTGAAAGACTTCCTAACATGGTTCCTGACTCTACAGACAGCAGAGCCGGTGCTTACAGGGGAGTCCTTCTCGGAGCGCAGTCAGCATGTTGGGCCTGGGGCGGAGCAGGTGAAAGCAAATCAACTGTTATGTCTTTCGTTCCTTATGACAAAGACGCAGGTCGGTTTATGATGGTTCGTGGAGGAGGAATTTTTGGAGTAAAGAAAACCCGCTTCGACAATGTTGATTATGGAGCTATTGTCCTTTCCAGCTGGGCACAGCCGCTGTCTTAATAGGAGGCTTTTATGACTGACTATTTTGCGCCGGGTGGTTTTGCTGACAATATCTACACTGTGAGGAGCAAGGTTATTACTGCTCCTCTTGCAGTGGGAACTTATAATTTAATTCAAATTCCAAAGTTTGCATTTATTCTGGATGTTTGGTTGGAAACTCAGGTTGTCTGTGTTCCTGGGACAGCCTTGGCAACTACAGTCGGCTTCCTCGGAAACGGAGAAACAGCCGACCCTGACTATTTCATGGTCAATGCTGACACTGCAACAGGCTCACTTGGAATGGCAAGGGCAACGCAGTCGGCAACGCCGTTTGAGGGAAAGAGGTTTATGGATGCCAGTGGTGCTGTGACTCTGACACTTGGAGCTGGCGGCAACTTAACAGCCGGTAAAATGCAAGCATTTATGCAGTATGTAATTCTGCATGGTTAAAAGGAGAAATAAATGGCAACTGAAATTTTAGACTTGAGAAGAACTGATCAGCGGAATACATATCTGCGACACCCTTTTTGGATGACTTCAGCGGCTATTACGCCGAAGGCAGATGACAAAGCAACTATCTTGTTTTCCTTTCCAACTCCCAGCAACGTAGAGGGTGGAAGGCTTATTGTGCATGAAATCTGCTGCCAGATTGTAACTGCATTTGCTGGCGGTACTATCACCTTGAATGTAGGAAGTCATACGATTGCTACTAATGATGCGGTTACAGGTGATACCGCAACTCTGGTAGATGCTGATGATTACATCCCGACAGCGTCTATTACCAATAGCACAGTAGGTTACTATTTCCCGGCTGCCGGTGACTGGCTTACTGCCGCAGCTGCCGCCACCGTTGTAGCCCCAAGACTTATCGTCCCTGCTGCTACAGCTGTTCCATGTATTTCATGTGAACTCGCTTCCGACGCTGCTATCACAGCAGGTGAAGCAAGAATCCATGTTCTTATTTCGGAGGTGCCGTAATGAAAACTTTCATCGGTGTTAAAGTAATAAAGGCAGAAGTTATGGATTTGGGTACTTTTAATTCTATGTATAATAAGGTTATTCCAAGTCCTAAGCACGATAGTAAAGCAGGTTATCACGTTATTTATCCTGATAACTATCACTCGTGGTCGCCTAAATCTGTATTTGAAGAGGCTTACAGAGAAATTTCTGCTGACGAATTGAACTTTATTAACGAAGGTTAAATAAATGCAACTGTCACAGATAAGAGACGAGGTTGAGCTTATAATCCAGGATGCTGGGTACACACCTACCCAAATTGACTCCTATATAAATCAAGCTATGCTTAGGGTCTGTGACCTTGTTGCTATACCTTCGCTTAAAGTGGTAGATACCGTTGACACTATTCCAGGTCAACGGTACTCTCCACTTGCGTCTGTGACTGGTGGCTTTTCTGGCAGACTGCGAAAGGTAATAAATAGCGACAAGGAGCAGGTGAAAGCGTTTCCTGATTTAGAGTCCCTGATAGTAAGTTACCCGGAGATAGTAACAGGTGCAGTTGAATACTGTGCTCTTGAGGGCATCACACTATGGTATCATCCGTCACCGGAGGAAGCTGAAACGCTTTTAATAGTGTACTATAAAAACCCAACAGAGCTTGTAGACGACACTGACACACCTGATATATTTCCAAGCAGTCTGCACAGAAATCTTCTTGTGCATGGGGCCTGCTTTATTATATTCGACCAGATAGAAGATGGTGTAGAAGGGCAGAAAGTAAATACACTATCCCATTACTACCATTCTTTGAATGACAAACCTGGAGTTGGTGTGAAGTCAGGCATTCAAGAGTTAAGAGAGTATATAGCTGGAAGGCGGCATAACTATAGCGGCAGTGTTTGGAGAGTATAATGGCTGTTGAAACTTTATTTAATAAAACAGCAGGGTTGAATAACAACATAGACCCCGCTGTACTTCCGCAAGATCAAACTGGAAAGGTGTTCCTTTCAGGTTGTAATAACGTAGTTGTCGGTGACAGCGGAAGAATAGAACGCTGCCTTGGTAAAGTTATAAACACTACTATGGAAGGTGTTCATAGTTTAACCTCTACCTCCGACGGCAGCCTGCTTGTATGGGTGCTGGATTCTGTTATGTACTGTGGTTCCAGCACCTACCAGCTCTCACATAACGGCAGTGTTTCATACGCTGTAGTAGGCAACTATACCATATTCTCCAACGGAACTGACAGAGGTTTAATAAAAGGGGATAGAATCTTAACAGTCCCAGATGGAATCTACGACGGCCCGGACACAGCAAAGTCATTTACATCAATGCCTGTCGGACATATAGTAG